TGCATATCTATACGGCGGGCCAACTCACTAATCGTGATATCCGTCTCTGCGCAGAGTTGCTTTATCCGGTTCATGTGTATCCCTTGCGGCTTATGCCGTCATTTATACAAACAGCCTAGCGTAAAAAAAACTTATTGACCACACGTAATATTGTGAGTAAGTACGAAACGTAAGAAAAAATAACGCTAGGCACAAAATGTTATTTAAAGAGTGGTTCGACGCCCAAGGGCTTACCAAAAAAGCCGCCGCAGATTTATTCGGAACAACACCGCAGACTATATATTACTGGACGATAGGTCGGCACGCCGCAACCCCGCAAAATACAAAATTAATACAGCGCATCACCCAAGGTCAGGTCACGGCTATTGATTTACAGCGCGCGTATGAAATTGCACATGGTGGCAACCTGTGAGCGCGCGTAACAAAGCGCGCGGGCGCGAACTTGAAAACGAAGTGGTCGTTGCCGCGACGAGTGCTGGCCTCACGGCCCATCGGATCTTCGGCAGTGGTGCTTACAAAAACCAACTTGGCGACGACTACGCCTCGGATGTTGTGGTTGAGGGCTTGCGAATTGAATGCAAGCGCCGCAAGAGCGGTTTCAAGTTGCTTTACGACGCTTTCGATCAAGATGATTCAGACGTGGTTTGCGTTCGCGCAGACCGCATGCCGCGGCTCTATTTAGTGCGCGAAGACGTGTTTTTAAAATTAGTGAAGAAGGAGAGAGACAGTGAAACTATCTAGTATTGTGACCGGGCCTGCCATGGCCCCGCCGCGTTGCTTATTGTATGGCCCAGCCGGGGTCGGCAAAACGACCTTTGCATCAACCGCACCGGCTCCAATTTTTATTCAAACTGAGGACGGCGCCGACGTGGTCGGTGCAGCGCGTTTCCCGGTGGCAAAAAGCTACGAAGATGTAGAGCAAGCCATCGGAACCCTAGCAACAGAAGCCCACGACTATTCGACGGTCGTCGTGGATAGCCTTGATTGGTTGGAACAGCTTATTTGGAGGCGGGTGTGCGACGTTCATAAAATTAGCAGCATCGAGGATTTAGGCTACGGCAAGGGCTATGTGCACGCGCTTGACGTGTGGCGTTCCTTTTTGGACGGACTAAACCATCTGCGGAATAACAAAAACATGGCTGTGATTATGCTGGCGCACTGCCACATTAAGAGGTTTGAAGACCCGGCAACAGAAGCATATGACCGATACGAAATAAAACTACACCGTAAGGCCGGTGATGTTTGCATGGAGTCTGCAGACCTCATTGGGTTTGCAACGTACAGAACTAGCACGAAAAAAATTGATGGCGGGTTTGGGCGAAAAGTAACGCGCGCGGTTGGAACGGGTGAGCGCGTGCTGAGAACTAGTGAGCGGCCCGCCTTTGTGGCGAAGAGCCGCTACCCAATTTCTGAAGAACTCCCATTGAGTTGGGATGCACTTATTAATGAAATCACTCGAAAAAAGGAGGCCGCATAATGGTCGCGTTAGATTTTGATACTTCTGCAGTAGATACGCTTGATTTTAAACCCCTTAACCCTGGCGTTTATTTGGGTGAAATCGTTGCGGCCGAGCAGCGAACTAGCGCAAGCGGGAATGATTATTTAAGCCTACAGATTCGAGTAGGCGATAACCGTATGGTCTTCGACAACTTGAATCTTTGGCATAAGACCAGCGAGGCGGCGGTCGAAATTGGTGTTAAAAAATTAGCTGAGATCGCCAAAGCGCTGTATTTGCCAAATATTACAGATAGCGATGTGATGTTAGCGAAGCCAATGAACTTTCGCATCGGTGTTCGTAAAGACGATCCCTCAAAAAATGAAGTAATTGCTTATGAGAAGCCTGATTTAAGCCCTTCACCATCGGGCGCTCAACCGGCAATCGCGTCGCCTGTTCTTCAACAGGCGGCAACCGCAGCCCCGACTCCTCCCTGGCAGGGCTAGCGGCAAACTGGGGGCGGCTGCGGTCGCCCCCTTTTTTTGGAGGAAATAATGGTTGAGATAAAAGTAGCAGACCCAACATTGGAAGCCGCTGATAGGGCCATGGAAAAGCGCGAGGCGAACCGCGCGCCGAGGGGCTATGTGGGCATGAGCAGCATTGGCGACTGTCCACGGAAGACTGCCTACCGCCATTCACTCGCGGGCGCTGATCCATTTAACGCTCAAACGTTAAAGAACTTTGCAGACGGCCATAGAACTGAGGAACTGATTATTCAGAGATTGCGCCTGAGTGGCGCGACGGTAATTGATCGTGATCCCGAGACCGGCAAACAAATAGAGGTGTTAGATCACGACGGTCATTTTGCTGGTCACCTTGACGGTGAAATTTTTGGACTTTTGCAAGCGCCGAAGACTGAGCATGTGCTGGAAATTAAATGTGTCTCCGACAAACGGTTCGCTGCATTTCAGAAGCTCAAAGAAAAAGAAGGCGAAAAAGGAACGCTAGTAAAGTGGAGCGACACTTATTACGCGCAGCATCAACTATACATGCTCTACCGGGGCCGAAAGCGCGGGTACATGGTTGTCGCTTCAGCGGGCGGTCGGCAGTGGGACTCTTGCCGCACTGAGTTTCATAGAGCGAATGCGGAATATTATGTAGAGCGCGCGCGTCAAATAATCCAAGAGCGCGACCGTTTGCCTGACCGAATTAGTGAATCATCAAATTTTTGGCAGTGCCGCTTTTGTGAGTTTTCGGGCGTGTGTCACGACGGCGCAGCGCCAAAGCGTAACTGTAGATCATGTGTGTGGGCAAAGCCGGTTGCCGATGGCGCTTGGCACTGTCAGAGGCATGACGAAATTTTACCATTCTCAAAACAAATTGAGGGTTGCGACGATCAGCGGTTTCGACCGGCCCTGGTTGGCGGTGACGTGATGGAAGTTGATGACCTCAAAAATCGTGTGACGTATCGGCTGGCCGATGAGTCAATTTGGGTAGACCGAGGTGCTTGAGGTGTTAAGCCTCGGCGCAGGCGTACAATCATCGGTCATGGCGCTGATGGCAGCGCGCGGCGAACTAACACCCATGCCAGACTGCGCGATTTTTGCCGACACGCAGTGGGAACCTGCTGCGATTTACAAGCACCTTGAATGGCTAAAAATGCAATTGCCCTTTCCTGTTTATGTGGTGACAAATGGCAGTCTGCGGGATGATGCAGTTGCAAACCAACCGGCGCGCGCCAGAGGAACAAAAAAATTTGCAGCGGTACCGTGGTTTACTGATGGCGGAATGGGTCGACGGCAATGCACCTATGATTACAAAATTGTTCCACTCAATAAAAAAATACGAAGTTTGCTTGGCTACAAGGCGCGGCAGCGCATACCTCTAAATAAGGTGCGTGTGTGGGTGGGAATTTCGACCGACGAAATTATTAGAATGAAGCCTAGTCGCGAGCGTTGGATTACAAATGTGTGGCCGTTAATCGATGTCGATATGTCGCGGCAAAATTGTCTCAACTGGTTTAATAAAAATTATCCAGATCGCACTCTACAGAAATCAAGTTGTCTTGGTTGTCCTTTTCACAACGACGCAGCGTGGCGAGTTTTAAAAAACGGCGACCAGAATGAGTGGCGCGATATTGTGGCAGTTGATGCAGCCATTCGCGATGGCGGGAAAAACGCAGATCAAAAGCAGTACATGCACAGGTCATGTCAGCCGATTGGCGAGGTAGATTTCCGCAATCTTGAAGATATGGGCCAATTAAATTTTTTTAACAACGAATGTGAAGGGATGTGTGGCGTATGAACCCATTTCAAGCAAATAAGACCGAGGACGATGGCACTAATTTACCGCTGCCTGATCGGCTGGAAGAAGTGCGGCACGAATTAAAGGTAATGAAGGCGCGGGAGCGGGAAATTGCTTTGGAACTACAAGAGAAGGGCGGGCAGCGCGGTGCCTTTTTTGAAGCAGTTGTCTCGGAAGTCACACGGCGGTCTTTGGATACGAAGGCGGTGAAGGCGCACTACGGTGACGCACTCGAACCGTTCTATCGGGAGTCTGCAGTTGTGACCGTAAAATTGAACGCGATTGTACACGATTAGTCGAAGCATTTGCCGCGTTTGTTATCGCATGTCGCGCGGTTATGGCTTTAGCCCAGCGTTGATTGGTTTACCGGGTAAAGATGTTTGGTTTTGCTCAACTCTATGTTTGAAGCTGTGGAAGGAGAATGGAATGACTGATTGGTTGCCGGTCGAAAATGAGATGTTGCTGCTTTGCGGCAAGGCGGGTGGTGAGTACCTGGACAGTGTTGGGGTTAGTGACTTGGCGCAGCTATCCCCTGACCAGTGGTTGCAGTTTTTGCAATCCGTAGTCGGACGATTGCATGAGGTGCGCGCAGATTTCGACAAACGCATTGAGGCTGAGTATGAGGCCGAAGACCCATTTGGTTTGCCGCCGGTAAAATGATTTCGTGAATAAAGTGATTCTAGATTGTTACTACATCAGCCGATTTTCAACGATGCAAATCGCAAAGCTGATGGGGTTGAGTGAGGCAGAAGTTTGGAACGAAATAGGTAGAAATGGCGACAAGTATCGAAAACGTAGCCAAAGCGAAATTCGGCGCAGTCAATAAATTGATGTCGTCAGGCGTAGAGTTGCGCTTTGGAACCAATGGGAGCGTGTCGGTCGATCTATCGACCGGCAAATGGTTTGATTTTGAGAACCAAGTGGGCGGCATTATTAACGAGCCGGCAAGTTCAGCGCTATTAAAAACCAAAGCACCGCGGATGATCGTGAGCAAATACGATTATGTGAATGCCGATGGTGAGCTACGTTACCAAGTCTTTCGTTATTGCCCCAAGGGTTTCATGCCGCGCGCTTTTGTCGATGGCAAATGGCGCGCTGGCAAAGGGTGCATGACTGATGTTGAGCGACTGCCGTATCGACTGCCCGACATGCTCAAATCTAATTATGTAATCGTTGTTGAGGGAGAAAAGGATGCAGACGCATTGCGGGCGGTTGGCCTCGTGGCGACAACGAAGAGTGGCGGGAGTGGTTCAGCTTGGGAGCCAAGCGCTCTGCAGTATTTTGCTGAC